GGGCAGCGAGAACAAAATGACCTTAGAGCAGGCAAAGGCTTATGGGGTCGAGACAGGGTTCTGCTGTGTCTGTGGGGCGTTCCTAACTGACGAGCGTTCTGTTCGTGATGGCATTGGCCCGGTCTGTGCCAAAAAGTATTTTTAGGCGTTATAAATCTGTTATAAAAAAGTTTATAAATGAACTTGACAAGACAGACAATAGCGACAATACTTAGACCATAACTGAATAACAACTGAATACAAAAAACTCAATCATCAAAAATCCAAGAAGGACATAATGAAAGAAATCAAGAAAGTTGAACTCGGTTTCAACGCAGACGCACGACAGGCACTCGCAGAGTTGCTTGAAGCCAAGGCAGTTATCGCTCAGGCTACCGCCAAGAAGGAAGCCGCCCAGAAGGTTCTGTTTGACCTAATCGGCGACAACAACCAAGCAACCTTCGGTGGCGTTCTATCGTTCAAGGTCATTGACGGCAAGAACCGCCACGCTGACCTGACAATTCTCGAAGAGAAGTATCCCGAGATTTTCGCCGAAGTAATCCGCACAACTGAATACAAGCAAATCCGAACCGCCTAATCCCCCAACGGCGTTCGGTCGGCAAGCCCCCAGAGCAATCTGGGGGTTTTGTCTTTAACGGCTCGCCCTTGACGGCTCGCCCTTATGACCGCCAACGGATAAGACCAACGGCTCGCCCTTGACGGCTCGCCTGATACGGATTGACGGCTCGCCCTATGCCAACGGCTCGCCCTTGACGGATAGCACGCCAGCGGGTCGCTGACGGCTCGCCCTAGACGGATAGACGGCTAGCCCCTAACGGATTGACGGCTCGCCCTTGACGGGTCGCTGACGGCTCGCCCTTAGGAAGTCCAACGGCTTGCCCTAAATGCCCTTGACGGGTCGCTGACGGCTTGCCCATAACGGCTTGCCCTAATTGCCCAACGGGTGAGCGTGTAGAGCCTGACGGGTCGTGTTTTGACGGGTGGGTAGTGGGAGTCGGGAGAGCCTGACGGATAGGTAAAAGGGGGGTGAAGCGATTGACGGGTGGGAAGGGGGAGACGCCGGGGATTGACGGGTGGGTAAAGGGGTAGTGGATTTTCCAGACTTGACAAAGAGGCTGAGTCATGTAGACGCACTCGAAGAAGGGACTCATGAAGGGGGTCGAAGGTGGGGGGACTCATGAAGGGGGGTTGGGAGTCATGGGGGCGAAGGGGAAGAAGGGGGGAAGTTAAGGGGGAAGGGGGAAGCCGGGAAAGGTTTTGGAAAAGGGGTAGGGGATTTTCCAAGCGAGTTTTTAGGTCTAAAAAACACAAGATACAAAAAAAGTCAAGTCGAGTCGAAAAACATAAGATACACAAAAAGTCAAGTGGACTAAAAAACACAGGATACGCAAAAAGTCAAGTCGTGATGAGTCGAAGTTCAGCAAGAAGCACGCAAGATGAGCAAGAAGCACGCAAGATAGGCAAGATAAGCAATAAAACAGGAGAAGTTCGAGAAAGTTGGGTCGAAAACAGCCTGGAGAAAAAGGGGTATAGGTTTTTCCAAGCGAGCCGCTGGTCCTGGGATTTCGCAAGCCAGGTTGAGTCGAGCAAAGTTATTTCACAGAAACACACGAAGTGAAGCAAAAGTCAAGTTTGGGTGGACAAAAACTTGAAAGAAGTTCAGGAAGTTCAACAAAAAATAAGAAAACAAGAAGAAATTAAGAAAAATAAAAAGAAAGAAGCGAAGCGAAGGAGAAGTTCAGCAAATTACCTTGGAAGGTATTTTCGCGTGGAAAACCAAAGACCCTTTTTTTAGTTTCTATCCCTGGCAGGAAACTTTTTGGGACTCAGCAAAAGAAATAGCAAATGCGCTTGACTTATGTCTGGGGTGGTGGCTATACTTTTCGTATCTTGTAAATCTAGTTGGGGGAGATGGGGTGATAAAAATGGCAACTAACAATGTTTGGGAAATCGTGGACAACGATTTCGTTGATGTGGCTTGTGCGAAGTGCGCTCACGACTTTCTCGTCGAGCGTGGCGTCAAGGACCACGCAGTAGGCGAGAACTACTACAACGCAGACGCTGGTCTGTTTGCTCAGGAAGATGTGTTTGGCGAACACGCTGGGCAAGAACACAGATGTAATTGTGGCGTCGATTTGGTCTAATCGCTAATCGAAAGGAACGCTCCATCAGAAATGGTGGGGCGTTTCTTTTTTGTATCTCAAATCACAAATCAAAATAAAAACAAAAGAAAGTTGCGCTGCGCTGCGCCGTGCGGGAGAGTCAGAAAAAGGGGTAGTGGTTTTTCCGAGCGCGTCGTCATGGCTGCGCTGCGCTCGCGTCATGGTTCGGCGCTCGCTGATGAGTCGAGTTGGGCTTCGCGCTCGCGGGGTTGCGCCGAAAAAATAATTCTAGAAACGCAAGAAATAACTTGCGCGATGTCGTAGGCGTATGTATAATAAAAATGTGCTGATAGCACGAAGAGACAAAAAGAAAGCAGGACACAAGAAATGGCAAAGCAAGTTTATTTCGTAGTCGCAGTCGAGTTCGACGAGAACGACAACACAACCATCTCTATCGACGAAGAACGCGCCGACGCTCTGATGGGTGAAGATTCAGTTTGGGATACCGAGAGCGCGGAGTGGAGTCCAATCAGCGACAACGAAGAAATCTTCGAGCAAGCAACTAAGGCTCTAAAAGAAAAGTTCGGAGCGTAATGATGGCAGTAAAAGTTGGAGACCAATACTTTATCGAAAACCTTGCCGAGCATTTTGGACACAAGGTTGAGATTGCGCGATACACAGATTGGAGTTCAGGAGAAGTTTCTGACTACCGCCTACATTGTGCCGAGCCAGACTGCGAGAGTCCAGTAGGAATCGCCGTAGAAGTAGTGAGCCTTCCAGAAGAAGTCGCTTACATCGCAACAAAGCAAATCTAATTTATAGGAGAAGACAGAATGAAAAATAAACAGTTCGGATACACCGACATCGACAAGGGCACAATCCTTGTGTATCAGGATTTCGGTGGCACAGAGCGCCGAGTCTTGGTAGAAGAAGCCTTCGAGAATGTGAAGAACGAACGCGCGGGTTTCGTTGGCGAGTGGCTGAATGGCGAGTTCCAAGATGGTAGCAAAGAAGTTTGGGGCTATTGCGAGCAGATAATCAAGGTCGAGCACTAAACAAAAAGAAGCGCGGGGCTGAGCGAGAGTTCAGTCCCGTTTTTCTTTTAACACGCAAATAATTAGATAATAAAACTCAAATCCCGAGACAAAAAGTATTTTTTAGCGATTTTTATTCACGCGCCGTGATTTTTTAGTGTTCCGCGTCATCGCAGGTGGTGCGGGGCTGCCGATTTGAAAGGGTAGTCGGTTTTCCGAGCGTCGTTGCTGCCGAACTTGACTTTTTCCATCGCTTGTGGGCTAAAATAGTCGAACAACTGAATACCGATTTGGGAGAACCAAGACAAAACACGACCAAGAAAAGATAAGAGCCGAAAGGTTCTGGAAAGGTAGGTCGCCTTATGAAATGGTTGCTAGCAATAGGACTCGTTTTAGTATCTATGATGGTGGGAAGTTTCCCGTATGGAGAACATTCGAGCGCAAGCGACAAGGCAACACTAATCGCCGAAAAGCAGATTGATGTTGTTCCACAGCAAAAATCAGAAACAAGAGTTCTTGACTTTCTTCTTTCAGACCCGAGCAGGGAACCTGGAATTATGGAAGTTCTATACCAAGCACAGCAAGACAAACTACTTGCGAAGTTGGAGATAGAAAAAGAACTAGAACTAAACACCGAAAAAATCCAATCAGTGGTTGGAGAACTGAAAAGTCGTATCGGAAAAACTTGGTATGTGTTTTCAGGCTCAACACCGCGGGGTTGGGATTGTTCAGGTATGGTCCGCTGGGCTTACGAACAATTAGGAGTGTCAGTAGAGCACTCCGCTAACAAGCAAGGCAATTCGGGAACAAAGGTGAGAACCCCGAAGATTGGCGACATAGTGGTATTCGGCTATAAAGGGTCGAAGTCTTACTACCACTCGTCTATCTACATTGGCGATGGCAAGGTTATTCACGCGGGATTCAAGAAAGGAACTACCACTTCCATAATCGCGCTTGATGACCCTTCATTCAAAAACAGCACCATTACATTCGTTCGGCTTATTGAATCGAATTAAAATAATAAGCAAGAGAGAACCCTTCGCGCTCGCGGGGGGTTTTCTTTTTTCTCAAATGGACTTGACAACGAGCGCCGATGTTGTATTATTTACTTGTCACCCGAAATAAAAAAGGAGAACAGGGAGATGAGCAAACTAAATTACTCGCCAAACAAAGCAGATGCCGTGCTGATTGCTAGCGCATTAGAGCACTACGCAAAGGTAGCGCGTGAGAAGAGCGCCGAGAGTTATTCAGGAGTAGACAAACTAATCTACGACTCAATAGCAATCGATGCCGAGACTGTCCACGCCGAGATTCAGAAGGAACTCGCCGAGATTGAGCGTCAGGCTTACGAAGACTACAAGGCACTAGTTGGTTCATCGCCAGAAGCCTAAGCAATAGTCAGGAAGACCCCCGTAGAAATGCGGGGGTTTTCTTTTTTTCGACACGATAAAAAAGAACTTGACTTTATGATTCAGTTTCCATAGACTTGTGTCTATCAGGTCAGAAAGACTTGTGGAAACTAACTAAGGAGCAGTTATGGAAACTACCGAAATCAAACAGCGCATCATTGAGATTAGCGAACGACTAGTCGAAATAAACAGAGAGCAGTCTGCTTCTGGATTCGAACTTGCTCGCGCACAAGGCACAGATGCCGAACTAGGTATTCACATAGACCCACTCACCAAATGGGCTAGGCGTATGCGCGAACTCAACACCGAGTCTCAGGAACTTGTGGCAGAGCGTCGCCGACTAAGAGACATAAAGCGCGAACAGCGCGTATGCGATTGCGCGTGCCACTAATGAAACTCACAACCCCGATTGAGATTGACACCGCGCTCGCGGAACTCTACGACAAGAAGTATGAATTGCGATTGTCAGTTGAGCGTGCCGAGCAGGAAGTGCTTTTTGTCGAGAAGTATTACCCAAGCAACCAAGTTCGCAAGGAACAAGCCGAGACTCGTGTAATCGCAGTCAAGAATAAACTTGCTGAACTGGCTACCGAGATTGCCGAAGTCGAGAAACTCTACACAGGCTGGACTCGCGCTTTTCTAGTTAGCAACGCTAATGGGCACATTCACTCAACTATGTCTTGCGCCACTTGTTTCGATACCACTCGATTTATTTGGCTACCGAACTTGTCTGGCGAAGACAGATTGAAGATTGCCGAGTTAGCAGGTGAAGGTGCTTGTACTATTTGCTACCCAGATGCGCCGAGCGAATACTTTTTGCGTAAGTGTCAGTTGGAAGACCCAAAGAAGGTTCAAGCACGCGAAGAGCGCGAAGCAAAGAAGAAGGAGCGCGACGCGAAGAAGTTGCTAACTGGAATCACTAACCCAGATGGAACAGACCTAGTAATACGCGAGCGCCGATACAACAACACCATCAAGACAGAGCGCACAGCACAGATTTGGGCAGTAGACAACCTTTACTGGATTAGTCAGTATGCCGACAAGGACTGGCTGGCTGAGCAGGTTGAAGAGCGTAAGCAGAACCACGAAATCGTCTTGGCAGCGCTCGCACACAAGCGCGGGACATCAGTTGAAGAGCAACGCGAGTTGATTGCTAAGAAATTGAAGGCAAAGTTCTAAAAATAACGAAAAAGTTGATGCGGGAAGCCATGTATTCGCTCGGAAAACCGAAACCCCCTTTCTACTACATGGCCTCCCGCTCAGCCTCGAAGTTTCGCCTCAGAAAATCAGGACTCAGGCTCGAAGACACGCCGACACAAATAAAGAGACAAATACTTGACAGATTATAAATAAACCTATAATCTTGATACATAGGGAAGTTCCCTAAGGAAAAAAGGAGTTGAAATGCCTGAGAACAAATCAAAGTGCTACTACTGCGATGCCGAAGACTTTAACGACAAAGAGTTGTGTGCCGATACTTACAAGGGCGAGTTAAATCACGCCGAGCAGAAGTGGTGCGAGTATTGCGAAGAGCAACCTGTCGACAACCAAGATGGGGACAATGACCACTGCGCTCAGTGCTACTACGAGTGGAAAGCCGAAGAGCGTGGTCGCAACTGGGACTACTACCACGCCTAAAAAATCTTTTACGACACGCTTGACAAATGCCGAGTAATTCGTAATAATAGTTATGTAGTCAAACAAACTACAAAAGGAGAAGAAATGAAGTATGTAATCCGCCGAGCAATCGTGTCAGCAATCCTATCGCCTGTGGTGGTAATCGCTTATGTAATTTTCTATGCCGTTCTAGTTGGACTTGGCGCTCAGCCGGGAAACGATGTCGAAGGCGTTGTTGCCAATGGTTGGCTTATCGCTCTCGGAGTTGGAGTGGTTTTCACTTTCTGGACTCAGATACAGAAACTAGTTAGTGGGGTGAAGTAATGCGGGAGATTATTCTCGCGCTCGCGGTCTTCAACATAATCGCTGGTGCCTACCTATTCGCTTGGTCAATCAAGCAAATCAAGAAATAGGATAGAATAAAACTATGACAAAGCCAATTTTTGAAATGGAATCTGACGAAGAAGTCGTTCAGTATCTCACCGAATCTCAGACAGATTGGGAGAATGGTCTTACCGACCTACAAAATCTCAACGAGTATCCAGACGATGAATTGCTAAACATCTATTCAGCAATGGAGTATGCGCGAGAAGCAAAACTCGGAGTTGGACTCAATGGTGATTTTGAAAAGTCAATTCTTGGTGAAGCAAGTCGCCGACTTGGGTTTATCCCGTTTAGATAGAAACAAAAAGAAAAGGACAAAAGACAAAATGAATCTTACAAAATCAGACTGGTCTGGCATTAGTGCCACGCTTTATGGCTTCGTTGGAATGTTCGCAATGCTCGCGCTGGGCAACATCATTATCGTTCTCAACACGCTCAATGTGTTTCTGTGCTTAGGCGCAATCGTTATCTGCCTAGCACTAGCGAGTATGGCTAAGGACAGGTCTCTTATCGAAGCCGAGTGGGAGTCAGAAGATGAAGGCTAAGTGGTTCAAGTTCTGGTATAGAACTTTCAAAACTTGGAGCAACTATCACTACCGAATGTTCCACGCTTTCTCTTGGCTGTCATATAATGCTTATGATAAAGTCAAGCAAGATTTGCGGAGACACGAACGAGTTCGCGATGGGTTGCTCACAATCTTCGCGCGAAAAGTGCGGAAACTAGTCAGGAGAAGGTAAGTTGGAAATCTTTTTTATAGTCTTGGGAGCCATAGCACTTACGCTGGGTATTTTTGTTGTTGCCACGCTTGCGCTTGGTCTATCAATCATTAGAAATGCGCCGAAATGGTTCGAAAACGCAGAATATGGCGACGAAGACTAAAAATTAGATGCCGATAGTCCCCCAGGTAAAGGGGTAGGCGGTTATCCGAGCGAAATCGTCGCTTCGCGCTCGCAAAACTCGACTTGACAACATAATGACGATTTGATACAGTTATCAGGTAATCAAAAGACGAAAGGACAAAAACTTATGACTACTCACCAACTAAAGGTCGCATATAGCCCCGACTACCTGAACTGGCAACTTGGCTCAGGCGATGGCAACCACCCTACTCAGCCGATTCGTGCGCGTATCGCGCTGGAGTGGCTGAAGGAAGACCTAGGCTCAGAAGTGGATGTTATCGACCCCGACATCAAGCGAGCAGACAGACGCGAGTTGGAGACTATCCACCACCCCGCTTTTGTTAGTGAAGTCCTAGACCTTGGAGAGTGTGCCGATTGGACAAACTCAAGACCACAGATGGGACAGACTGCGCTGAAGATGTTTTCTGGAACTGCTCGACTAGTCGAGATGATTATTCGTAATCAGACAAAGATTGGCTTCAACCCGCAGGGCGCTAAGCACCACGCGCAATACCGAACTTCAGAAGGTTTCTGCGTGTTCAATGACTTCGCTTGGGCTGCCAAAGCCTTCAAGCGTGCTGGACTCAAGGTTGTCTACATCGACTGGGATGTAAATGCTGGTGATGGTGTTCAGAACTTGCTTGCCGACACAGACATTCCAACCTTTAGTATTCACGGGCACGGGATTTACCCAACTCATTCCGACACTTGGAATGGTGACTACGAGAGCAAGAAGACCACTGGAAACTACACTTGGCACAACGAAGAGAAGCACTGGTATAACTGGTGCTTGGTTCGTGGCGAAGGTGATGCTGGATTCAAGTGGGCTATCGACGAGATTGCTAAGAAGGTTGCCGAGTATCAGCCTGATGTGATTCTGCTTGCTACTGGAGCAGATGGTCACGAAGGCGAACACTGGGGACTCAAATACACCTTCGATGGTTATGCCTATGCGTCAAAGGTTGTTGCTGAACTGGCTAACAAGTATGCCGATGGTCGCGTGTTGATTGGTGGTGCTGGTGGTTATCAGCCTTACACCCACACCCCGCGTATCTGGGCAAATGTCGTAAGGGACATCTATACTCAAACCAATGAAGGAGAGACTAATGCCAACTAATCAAGAGATTCGCGAACAAGGTATTGGGAGTAACTTCTCAGTGCTGAACCCTGAAGATGGTTTCCGAAAGGACAACTCTCTTTGGTTTGGCAAATGTAGTGAGTGCGGAGAGAGAGTAAGTCAATCTCTACACAACGATTACTGGAGTCACACTATCTACCTAGAGAAGGGCTACTATACCAAAGAGATTTGGGAGGCTGGTCGTTTCCACAATCAGGCTACGAGCAAGTCTTCGGACTATTGCCCCACTGCTAAGGGAGAGCCTGATACCTGCGTAGTCTGGTACTATGACGAAAACAATGAAAAGGTTTTTGTATCATAGAATAGAACTATGACCACAGATTTACTGCCGATTCTTATATCAGTCTTAGTGCTGATATCAGTTTGGGCAGTTTTCTTTTTCAGCACTATGTATCTAATCAAAGTCATCTTCGACAAAATTGAAGAGCATAGAAATAAATCTAAGGAGCGATGAAATGGGCGAATTACTTTTTGTTCTAGTTATCGGACTAGCAGTTGTTGCCTCGGTTACTTGGCTAGTCGATGGCTACAAGAAAGAACTAAGAGACCGACAAAATCAGAGAGATGTATCCCCACTGCTGGGAGTCGTCTTACCGAACAAGAAGGACAAGAAAGATGAATAGTTGGATTGTTAGATTGAAGGATGTAGTTTGGACTGCTGTGTTTGCTGTCGCGCTCGCGGTAGTGGCTATTCTCGTAGCACTGATTGTGCCGAGTGCTATCTCGCTGGTGCTCGCGCTTGGACTGGCCTCAGTTTCACTCGCTCTACTATCTTGGAGAGTTGCTAGATAGTTATGAGTGAGAAGAGATACAAGGTCCCGATTCCCGTAAAGCCTGAAGACCTTTATGCCGTAAGAGAGAAGGTCAAGCCTGCTGGAGCGTTCGTCGTGGGCGGGGGAGTGGTTGATGAAGTGAGACTATCTGCTGTCGTGTATCGCAATCTGGTTTCGCGCAAGTCTCTAACTATCCACCACCTACAACGCCGATTGAATGAACTTGGCTTCACTTCTGCCTATCTAGACAAAGATGGCTGGTTTGATGAAGGAACTAAGTCAGCAATCAGGCTATTTCAAGAAGCAAATGAACTACCACCCACTGGGATGGTAGATGCCGAGACCATGACCAAAATCTTCGATGGAGACCCGAACGTATTGGTCATTTTGGACTAAAAATAAAAGGGGTGCCAGATTCTCTGTGCGATGTTTCCCACTCGCGAACACCTATTGCTTTTACCCTGCGACTGAGTTATCTTTATTGACAGAAAGACTTACTAACAGAAAGAAGAAGAAATGACAGAATTTCTCAAAAGAAATCAAAAGTTACCACCAAACCTGATTGAAATGGTGGCAACCATCTCAGATATGGAACTTCGCGATACCTACGTTCGTGCGCTTAGAAACAAGGGCTGGACCCTACAAAGTATTGCCGAAGCCTGCGATGTATCCCGCGAGCGCGTTCGCCAAATCTGCGAGATGCCTGAGTCCAAGTTGTTTGACTCAGTGGTAGTTCCTAGTCCGCCAGTGAAACAAGCGCGGGAGAAGGTTGTCTACGCGCAACCGACAAAGGAGACCTTAGACAGATTGCTGGAACTAAAGCCACTCGCTCAACAGGTGCGCTCTCACGCAACTCGTTATCGTGCCGAAGCAGAAGAATACACTCGCCTGCTGAACCACGCTCACAAGGTTGAAGGGGTATCGCTATACAACCTAGCCAGACACCTAGGAGTTACCTATCCCGCTATTCGATTCCGATTGACTCGATACGGATACCTAGACGCTGGTAATGGAACTAGCAAGGTATACAACCCAATCCTTACTAAAAACCGTGCTCTCTAAATCAGAGCAAAAAGAAAACCCCTAGACCAAAATCTAGGGGTTTCTTTTTAGTTTGCGGATACTTACTTCAGAACCGAGAGCAGTTTCTCTTCCTGCTCTTTAGTTAGACCTAGAGTCTCGCCTTCGTCGTCTGCTCCACCAGTGATTACTATGTCGCCCATTATTAGGTCGGTCTTGCCGTAAGACAACTCCCACAGGTAGGTAGCAACAAAGTTGAATGGCAGACCATCTATTTTGCCTTCTTCGTTACACCACATAGTTAGGTCATCTACTGGCTTCTCCAGTGGGACAGCCTGAATGTAGCCACCAACCGATGACTTTAGGTATTGGTATTCTGCTTTGTCAGAACCTTCTGGTATCGTCTCGATAATTATTTCGCTATTAGTTGTAATGCGGATAGCCGTCTTTGACATCTTGTCTCCTTGTTCAATAAGCGATGATGCTTATGGAATAAGTAAACCACAATCTATGGCTCTTGTCAAGCGTGTCCTATGTAATAATAGACCTATGGCTAAATCTATTATGGAACAAATTGCGATGCTCCCCGATGATGAGCGAGCAGTCGTTCTTGCTGGAATGGATGCGGACACCCTGATGTGGGACTGGTCAGTTTGGGGAAGACCAGAGCAACAGGCTCCACAGGGAGACTGGAACATCTGGATGTATATGGCTGGTCGTGGTGCTGGTAAGACTAGGACTGCTGCTGAGTGGGTTCGCGAAGAAGCCAAATACACCAATACGGGTCAGAGAAGATTCGGACTCGTTGCTAGAACTGCTGCCGATGTTCGTGACGTTATCGTCGAAGGTGAGTCAGGGATTATGAATGTGTCTGCTCCAAGTGAGAAGCCTTTGTATGAACCATCTAAGCGTCGTCTTACTTGGCCTAATGGCAACACTGCCACTCTCTTCACAGCCGATGAACCAGACTCCCTTCGTGGACCCCAGTTCACTCACGCTTGGGGAGATGAGATTGCGTCTTGGAGACAGACCCCAGATGGTGCTGGTATGACAGCCTTCGACAACCTTCGCGTTGGAACCCGTCTTGGCGCACACCCAAAGATTATGATTACCACTACGCCTAAGCGAGTGCCGATTCTTTATCAGTTGCTGGCTGAGAATACCAAAGACCCTAGCCGTGTAGTTATCACTCGTGGTTCAACACTCGATAACTCAGGTAACTTGTCTAACGCATACCTTGACGCAATCACTGGAGTGTATGCGGGCACCCGTCTTGCTCAACAGGAACTCTATGGTGAGATGTTGGACAATGTTGAAGGCGCACTATGGAACGATGAATTACTAAGTAGGTATCGCGAAAACGTAATGCCACTTAGTGCTCCACTTCGCATCATAGGTGTAGACCCTTCAGTAGCAGAGAACCCGCGAGATGAGTGTGGAATTGTTGTGTGCGCTGCCACTGCCGAGCGTGACTTGTATAAGCGCAATGCTTGGGTGTTAGAAGACGCAACCATTCACGGCTCACCTGAAGTGTGGGCGAACAAAGTAGTTCAGATGGCACGCAAGTGGGGTTGCCCAGTCGTAGCCGAAATCAACCAAGGTGGTGCCTTAGTTCGTAATGCCATCAATGCGATTGACCCGAACATCAAAGTGCTAGAAGTTCACTCTAAATATGGCAAGGCTCTACGTGCCGAGCCAGTAGTTCTTGGATACGAGCAAGGTCGAGTTCATCACTTGGGATACCACGCAGACCTAGAGAGTCAGATGCTTGCTTGGATTCCAGGAGAAGGCAAATCACCAGACCGTGTAGACGCGTTAGTTCACGCGCTAACAGCACTGATGATTAAGCCACCTGCTGGATTCGTTGGGGGAAAACTTACTGCTAGGTCATTCGCATCTCGGAGAATTCCAGAAGCGAAGAGCACCTTCTTCAGACTTAGTAAGTAATTACTTACGCCAGTCCTGCGGGTCGATAGATAGCAACCACTCGTTAAAGTTTTCGTTAGTTAGGGCTGCGCTTCCGCGATTGTCCTTCACCAACTGGATTGCTTCTTCTGCCGAGTAGCCTTCGCGAATTAGAACCAATGCGGTTACTATGCCTGAGCGGTTCAGTCCTGCTTGGCATCTAACTAGGACTCGCTTACCACGCTTCCAATTAGAGTGCGCCACTAGAACTATGTCCCGTAGGTCTTCGACATCGAAGTCAGTCATATCGCCGTCGTAGATGCCGAACCTAATCTCCTTCACCCACCAGTCCACAGGTTGTGCCGATGAATACATCGTCACTACTAAGTCGAAGTCTTCAGGGGTAATGAAAGCACCAGAGCCGAACCTTTGTGTGCGGACAGTGTCAGTTGAGTCAGTGCCACCTTGCCACAGACCAGGAGCAATCTCATCCCAGAGTCTCATAGGCATACGGTGACCCTTGTAGGTCTCGTTAGTCAATGCCGATAGGCTTGTGTTAGTTAGGTTAGTTGTCAATTCAGACTTCCTTTCGTAATTTGTCATAACCCAATGTTATCGAGTCGTATCGCGTCTGTCAAGTCAATGCCGATACTTATTTTGACTTCGGCACGTCTTATGCCGATAGCCCTATTTGATGCCGTTGACGATTTTCAATACTTGCCCCCTAGCCAATTCGCAAGCAGAGTTGATGACTGACGCGATGACCCTGCTATTTCATAAGCAATCAACAACCAGTTGGAAGCCCCTGCTTCTCCCCCAATCTTCGTAGACATCCTAGAAACCAGCCATCTACTAGCAATCACATAGCAATAAGCCCAGTCGTCTCTTAGTTTCTAGCCCATAACCAGAGAACCAGAAGCCCAAAAGAAAGGTCGAGCGCGAACGACGGGCGTTACTGGAAAACCATAGACCCCTTTTTATCTCCCCTGAGGCAGCCAGGGAGGCAGCCAGGGAGGCAGCCAGGAGGCTATTTTTAGGCTATTTTTAGGCTTGTTTTGGGCTTCTTTTAGGCTTCTTCTAGGCTTTTTAGGCTAGTCAAGGGCTACTTGACTTGTTTTTTGACTACTTTTATGATAGATTAGACATCTCAAAGGCTCACTTAAAGCCCAAACCAGCCAAAAACCCAAAGAAACAGACCAAAAAAGCCCTTTTTGGAGTCAAAATCGGCACTCAGAACGGCATTTTGACGGCATTTTTATGGCATTAGGAAACAATTTGAACCGGGCTTAAAAGCAACGATACCCAACTCGCACGCCAAAGCCAAAATACGATAATGTATCATTTTTCTAATCAGTCCCATTATGGAAAACGCCCCTCCCGGATTTTTAGAAAAATTCGTCCCAATACAGATGCTAAAATAGATACATTATGGACCGCCAATACGCACGTGAGCAGAAACTACCTTCTGAAGAGGCAAAGACCCTTCAAGAGATGACCAAGAAGCAACGCGCAGAGCGTGCCAAGCAGTTGTTCGAGCGTGGATGGACCCTCCAAGCGATTGGGGATGCCTTCACTCCTCCGATTCGACGTTCGACCATCCAGTATTGGGTCAAAAATGCGAAATCGTCGACGCCCCTATTGCCAGTGCCATCACCTTGGGGCGATTCCCCAGATTCTGAGGCTAGACCTCGTGGTTATTTACGTAAAACCGCTATTTCGCCAGGTATCTCGCCTGAAAACCAAGAACGTCTAGCATATTTGGCTCCGCTCGCACGTTTGTATCGAAGTGGAATGTCGTCGACGTCCCTATCGGCTCAAGCAAACGAGGAATTCAACCAATTGATACAGGACCTATACAATGAGGATGTAAAGATTGCTGAAATTGCCAAAGCATCGAACGTTACGAACCGAGCGATTGCTCGCAGATTGGGAAAATAGCAAATGAAGATAGAACACGACATATTTCCTGCCCACGCTTCGGTTGCTTCAGCCTCTTACGTCGGTGAACTCAAAGCGCATCCGCCAGTTGATGGAACTGCCTACATTCAGACGTCCAGAGTCATAGTTTTCGCAACAGAGGGCGCTCAGGTCCTGATGATTGCCCAAGACACGCCCGATGGTGCTCAGGTTGTCTTCCAAGAACGTATTGCCGAGTTTGATATCGACGACGTCCAGTATTTTGGAACTACCGCTTCTGGCAAACGCTTTGCTTTCAAGAAAGACACGAATTGTGGTTGTGGCTCACGTCTACGCTCTTGGAATCCTTACAAAACTCTTTCATCTATAAAGGACCCGTCTTTCTAATGCCTATTGACTTATTTACGTTTACGATTCTTGCTTTAGCGACGTTTAGAATCTCTCGCCTGTTCACTACCGACGTCATTTTTGAGGGATTGCGTGAGTGGGTGTGGAAGAAGTATCCGCCAAGCACAAAACTTGGCTACTTGTTTACTTGTAACTGGTGTATGAGCATTTGGGTGGCATCACTGCTTACTATTTGCTATACAATAATCACTACAGCAACTGTGGTCGTTGCCATACCTTTCGCATTATCCGCGGTTGCTGGCCTCATAGCCGCACGTTTAGACCACTAACGTTCCGTTAGACGACAGGAGACCCACGTTGGGCATCTTTAGGCGAGAAGACCAGTCTTCTTCAAATCCGAAGCCTTCTCAAGGTATTCGCGCATCTGCCCCGAAGTCTTCGAGCGCACCTGCTTCCGCTACTCCAGTTTTTCTTCCGTCTGTCAACGCTGCGTCGCCTGTTGCGTATAACGCTCCACGACCCATCACCGCTGCTGCTACTCAAGTAAAGATGGGCGACCGCGCTGAAGCGGATATGTTCAAGCAACGTCGCAACGCTGGTTCTTCTATGTGGCAGAGCGAAGCGTGGGAGTATTACGACGCAATCGGTGAAATCAAATACGCTTTCAACCTTGTTGCGTCTGTTGTTTCTCGTATTCGTCTTTATCCAGCGGTTGTCTCGGACCCTTCCGAGGCTCCTAGCCCTATTCGCAACGTCGAAGAGTATGACCAGCGTTTAGTTGCCGCAGCCGAGCGTGCGATTGCTCGTTTGGACAGCGCGTATGGCGGTCAGGCAGGTCTGCTCAAGGACGCTGCTCTAAATCTTCAGGTTACTGGCGAGTGCTATTTGACTCAGGTTCCAGAGCGCGTTGGTTCTGGACTTCCAGAGTCTTGGGATATCCGTTCGGTCGATGAAATCAACACTGACGCTAAGGGTAACTACATCATCACTCCACGTCGCGAGTTGAAGATTGGTTCTGCTACTTCGGCTAAGCCCGGAGTTATCGGTTTGCCTAAGGGCGCTTTCATTGGTCGCATTTGGCGTGCCCACCCACGTTTCTCTGAAGAGGCGGATTCGTCACTACGTGGTGTTCTCGACCTCTGCTCCGAGTTGCTACTTCTAAACCGCACCTTCCGTGCTACTGCACGTTCTCGCCTCAACGCTGGTGCTCTTTACTTGCCAGATGGTTTGTCTGTTGCTGCGACGCCTGACCCAGACTATCCGTATGATGACGCCG